ATTATTAAATCCTATCAATTAAAATTGTTTTTATTTTGTCTTGAAATTGTAAATTATTTTTTAAATGTTTTTTATTCATTAATTTTAACTTATCAATTTCTTTATTTCCTACAAATTTATTATATTCTTTTATATTATCTTTTATATAAAATTCTGAATATCTTAATAAAGAATTTAATTCTTTTAATTCTATTTCATTAAAATTTAATTTTACCATTTTAAAAACTTTCATAAAAAAATGCCTAGCATAATTAAATGCTAGGCTATAATTGATTATTGATTAATTGCTTTTTTGTTAATATCACTATCATTAAATGATACGTCAAAATTATAAAAATCATCTATTGTTAGCTTTTTATCTTTATAAGAATATTCAGATAATTTATTAATTAAAGAATTTCTAATAGCTAACATAAATTCATTTAATTGTTTATCATTCGTAATAGTTTTATTTTTAAATGTTTTAATATCTTTTGATTTAGTATTATTTGATTTAGTTTTTTGTGATCGTTTTTTATCAAAAGAATTTATTTTATTTAAATATGATCTATCACTATAAATATTATCATTAATAAATTTAGTAGTATTATATGATCTCATATTTTGTAATGCCTTATTTTTACCTAAAGTAATAGTTTTAATTATTTCTGATCTATAATTTTTATGAATATCTAAAGATAGAAATTTATATTCTTTATTTTGTGATAATAATTTTCTATCAAAATAATATTCATTATTCTTTTTTTGTTTAATAAAATCAGTATTAACTAAATCGAATATATTATTAATATAATTTTCAGATAGTTCTATTACTGTTTCTTTATACTTAATAGATTTAGAAACAAATTGATTAGATAATAAATTTAGTTTTTTAATATAGTTAGTCATGATTTTTTTCCTTATAAAAAATTAACTTATAAATAGATATTAATTTAAAAATGAATAAAAGTAAAGTTATTTAAAAATTAAATTTAATTTGTTCCCAACATGGGAATGAAAATTGACGGGTATATATATCTGAATAAATGCATCCAATAAGCATAATCACAAAAAATTTTATAATCATTACATTTTTTATTATTAAAAACGTAAACTGATAGCATAACAATTAACTATTTTATAAATGAAAACAAAAAAGATAATAAAAACAATTACTTATAATTACATATTTTTATTTTTTTTATCTGAATTGAGATAATATTATTTTTTGTAGTCGATTATTTCGATAGTAACAGCAAAATCAAAGAGGTACGGGCATCAGCCATACCCCGGTACACCGATACTACTATGGACTAATACACAGATCAGGTATTTTTAGTGTTAACTACAAAGATAACTGTTATCGACCTATATGCTAGTGCCTAAATATTGTGCATAAATACTGCCTAATTATTAAACAGTTATATTATTTTGGGGTGGGAGCAATATTTATGTTGACATAAAAATGATATCATGGTATAATTAGTACATATATAATGTAAACATAGTAAATGTATATTAATATAATAATATTATATAACATATATAATGTATTAGAAGACTCCCTTGTACTAAGAACAGATAAGATGGACAATTTCCTTGACAAAATCCAAAAAATCAGTAAAACTATACACAGATAATGTCTTAGAAAAACTATATCATGCTATCCGTACTAACTCTTTGCATAAATTACACATCCCCCACAGTGATGTCTACTACGTGAGAGCTGCAGTTGAGTCACATTTTAATAAATCATTCAGTTTGAAACACGTAGAGAATGCAATGAAAGCTGAAGGTTGGAAAGATAGCGAGTAATGTTTGAGGCATTTGTCCTTGTGTGTTTAATGGGTACAACAAATATATGTCATACCTTAGAAGATTTAGAAGGACCATACAAAACAGAGAAAGAATGTACTACAAGAGCGTATGAGATAGCTACAGAGTTACCCTCATATATGCCAAATTTTTATGCTTTAAAGTATAAATGCATGATTGAAGAGGGTAAAATAAAAACAAAATGGCACAAAAACGTAAAAGAGGTGGATTAAAGGGTTTTACTCAGAAAAGTGGGGATATGCGACCCACAAAGAGTGGTGCAGGTATGACTGCAAAAGGAGTTGCTAAATATCGTAGGCAAAATCCGGGCAGTAAACTTAAAACAGCAGTCACAGAGAAGAATCCAAAGGGTAAAAGAGCTGCTAGACGTAAATCATTTTGTGCAAGATCGGCAGGGCAGATGAAAAAGTTCCCTAAAGCGGCTAAAAACCCCAATAGTCGTTTAAGACAAGCTAGAAGAAGATGGAGATGTTAACATGGCTTTAAAACCTATTCCCAAAGACAATAAGGGATTACCCAATCTACCTAAAAAAGTTAGGAATCAGATGGGTTTTATGCAGATGGGTGGTATGATGAAGAAACCACGTATGGGCAACATGGATTATCGTAAAGGTGGCATGGTTGTTTTATCTGTAGATATGATGAAAAAGAAAAAATAAGGAGAATCGACTATGCCGATGCATGGAAAAAAGAAATCTAAAATGATGAATAAAGGTGGTGCTGCAAAGAAAAAGTCTAAAATGATGGCTAAAGGTGGTGCTACTAAAAAAATGATGTATGGTGGAGCAGCAAAGAAAAAATCCAAGATGATGTCTAGAGGTGGAGCCGCAAGACGTAGATAATGTCTTATCTCATCAGTAACATCCCACACTTTAAGTGTTGGGTGCGAAGAGAGTTCACTTGTAATCATCAAAAGTATCATGGTGAGTTCCTTCACGCATTAGCTTTTGCAGTCAATACTATACCTGACAGGTCGTTAAGTTTTCAAGTCGTGTTTACAGGATGCGATGAAGAAAATAATGTACATGGTGGTGCTATGTGGGCAAGAATGCCTATACAAGCATTGGTTGCAGATATACCACTAGATGAATGGGCAAAGCCTATGGAAGACCATTTATGTCAACCTTGGGATTGTGAATCAAGACATCATAGTGTTATAGTTATGGATAGAGTTAGTTCTTCTCCGTGGCTATGTAAGATAGACAATGCATTTTATACTGCTAAGTATTTATTTACTGTAGACTATACAGATCATGAGATAGCAGACGATCCTGCACAACATAAACAATCTCACGTTCTACATCTATTAGATGCAGGTGAATGGACAGGTAACATAGTTGCATTGCCAAACAATAGAGTAAGGGCAACAAGTCCTGCTTTATGGGTCACAGGCGAAGGTGCTCCTGACTTTGCTCCATCACAATGGTTGCATTCAGCAGAGGCACACGAATCTTATCTAGACCCCTTTGTCACATTTAATAATTTATACTCCGATGGTAGCCAAGCTAGAAACAATAAGAAAAAAAATAAGAAGTAAAAAGAAACTTGGTTTTTCTGAAAGAGCAAGAGCAGTAAACAAAGGACTGCTTCCATCAAAGGCGAAAAAGAATGGTAAAAAGAAATTACAAAAAAGAGTATAAAAATTATCATGGCAAAGCTGAACAAATAAAAAGACGAGACAGCAGAAATGCTGCTCGTAACTTATTAAAGAAAAAAGGGGTAAATGTAAAAGGCAAAGATGTTGCACACCGAAACGGAAACCCTTTGGACAATAAAACAAGTAATCTAAAAGTTGTATCTAAAACAAAAAACAGATCATACAAAAGAACTAGAAAAGCAAAGAAAGTGAGGGCAACTGCGTAATGACCAAAAGAAAATCCACAGTAAACAAAGCAGGTAATTATACTAAACCTACAATGCGTAAAAACTTATTTAATCGTATCAAAGCAGGTGGTAAGGGAGGTGCTCCCGGGCAATGGAGTGCAAGAAAGGCACAGATGTTGGCAAAAAGATATAAAGCCGCAGGTGGGGGATACAGAAGTTAATGCCACATTACACTAAACCATTAAATAAAGTTATAGGCAAACTAAAAAAAGCCTCTAAAGCTCATGCTAGTCAAGCAAAAACTTTGACAAAGATTATGAAAGACCAAAAGAAGGGGTACAAGAAAGTTGTCAAGAAAAAAAAGAGATCCTAAAGTTGGCACAGGCAAAAAACCCAAAGGTTCGGGAAGACGCTTATACACGGATGAAAACCCTAAAGACACAGTTAGCATCAAGTTCGCCACACCTGCAGACGCAAGAGCCACAGTTGCAAAAGTTAAAAAGATCAATAAGCCTTATGCGAGAAAGATACAAATACTTACAGTCGGTGAACAAAGAGCTAAAGTAATGGGCAAGACTGAAGTTGTAGCAATATTCAAAAAAGCTAAAGAAAGTTTGAAGAGAGCACATGAGCGAAAAAAGAAAAAATAGATGTGAGACTTGTGAATGTTATGATTGTGATATAGAAGATTGCAACTGTGACTGCCATGAAGAAGAAGATGAGGTGCAAGGAACACCTGTATGATTGAGTTTGTGCTTGTGTTTATGATGGGAGTAAGAGTAATAGACCAAACACAAACCTTCCAAGATTTAGACAGATGTCTGTATTTTGCAGAGAGACTACATAGACAACCACCGATACCACAAGAGGAAGGACCTACTTTACGTATAACTGCATATTGTAAACCCATAAGGAAAAGATAAAATGTTAGCAGAACTAGCTGCAGCTAATGCTGCTTTCGGGATAATAAAAAATTTCGTGTCAAACGGAAAAGAACTTTCAGGTTGTGTAAAACAGATATCAGATTTTGTATTCTCAAAAGAACAACTAGAAAAGAAAGCAAGTAAGAAAAAAGCTAGTGGTGGTGGTTCAGACTTAGAAGAGTTCATGGCTCTTGAGCAGATAAGAGAGAAAGAAGAAGAACTCAAAAAGATAATGATCTATCTAGGTAGACCCGGACTTTGGCAAGATTGGCAAAGATTCCAAGCAGAGGCTAGAAAGTCTAGACGTTATCAAGAGAAGATGGCAGAGAAACGTAAACAAGAGTTGATAGAATATGCAGGATATGGAATAGCGTTTATCTTCATATTATTTTTTGCAGGAATATTAGCATGGCTACTAGCAAAATGGATGGGTAAAATATAATGGCACTCGCAAAATCACAAAGGAGCTTAAAGGCTTGGGGTAAACAGAAATGGCGAACTAGATCAGGTAAACCTAGTACACAAGGGTCAAAAGCAACGGGTGAGCGTTATTTACCTGAAAAAGCGATTAAGGCTCTTTCTGCCAGTGAATATGCCGCCTCTACGGCTGCTAAACGCAGAGCGTCTAGAAAAGGTAAACAATTTTCTAAACAACCCAGCAAGATTGCAAAGAAAACATCAAGATTTCGTAGATTCAGCTAAGTTAAAAGAAAAGTTAAAACAGGAAAGAATAAAAGAGAAGATAGCAAATGATACAAGCACTAATAGGACCAATAGCAAATCTCGCAGGAACATGGTTTCAAAACAAAATAGAAAAAACAAAGGCAGATGGACAAGCTAAAGTTGCAGAGGCAAAAGCTCGTGCTACTGTTGCAGAGAAAGTCGCAACAGGTCAAGTGGAGTGGGAAGGCAAGATGGCAGATGCTACTGTGGATAGTTGGAAAGACGAGTTCGCTTTAGTAGTGTTATTAGCTCCTGCTATATTAGTTTTCATACCCGGAATGAGAGAATATGTAAAAGAAGGCTTTGAGATATTAGCCACACTCCCTGATTGGTATCAGTACCTATTGTATATAGCCATATCTGCATCGTTTGGTATCAAAGGTGTAGGACAAGCAGCAAAGATGTTAAAAAAGAAATGACACAAGACACAGTATCTGCAATAAATAAAATAATAGAAGATTATATATTGCCTAGTGTTCAGATGCATGGTGGTCATGTTAAGTTACAATCTTTTAAAGATGGTGTAGCTACTATATTTTTGAGTGGTGCTTGTAGTGGATGTGCCATGTCAACGCAAACATTAAAAATGGGTATAGAAAATATGTTAAAGTATTATATACCTGAAGTTTTAGCAGTAGAGGGTATTGAAGATCCAAACTCTACTGTAAGTCCATATTATCAGTGATAAACTAATGACGTTAAAAGCTAGAATATATTTAAAATTATCATCTTTTATATGTAACATTGGCAATTATTTTTGGCATAAACACGTAAAAGAAATACGCAAACAGCAAATGGAGTTAGGTATTAGGCGATGAACATAAACACACTAAGAGAAGAAATTGAAGCAGATGAGGGATGTGAGTATAAATTGTACCGATGCTCAGAAGGGCATTTAACCGGAGGCATCGGGCATTTAATTACAGAGTGGGATGAAAATTATTATGGAAAACGTGTTGGAGCACCTATACCTGAACAGCAGGTACAAGATTGGTTTGTAAATGACGTTCAAGTTGCTATAGAAGATTGTCAAAGTATATTTAATTCTTTTGATAAATTACCTGAAGAAATACAACACGTATTAATTAATATGTCATTTCAACTCGGTAAACCTCGTCTATCTAAATTTAAGAAGATGATAGCTGCAGTAGAAGCAGGAGACTATCAAGAAATGGCAAATCAGATGGAAGACTCACGTTGGTACAAACAGACAACTAACAGAGCACAACGTCTTATAGATAGAGTTGTAACACAAGGAATACCACATTGACAAAAAGAGAACTAACTGAAAGACAAAAAAAGTTTCTAGAAGTTTTATTTGAAGAAGCTAATGGTGATGTTGTACAAGCAAAACTATTAGCAGGATATTCTGAGCACTCTGCAACTTCCTCTATTGTTGCATCAATGAAAGATGAAATCATGGAAGCTACTCAAATGTTTATGAGTAGGAATGCTCCGAAGGCAGCAGTGGCTATGGTGAGTGGAGTTGATGAACCTACACAACTCGGTATAAGAGATAGGTTATCTGCTGCTAAAGAATTGTTAGACAGAGTAGGTTTGACTAAAACAGAAAAGGTGCAGGTGGAAGCATCAGGTGGAGTGATGTTATTACCACCAAAAAAGGAAAATGGATAGAAGTTTAGGAAAGTGGAAATTACCACAACCAACAGATTTAAAAGACGAAGAACAAAAAGATTGGATACAGATACCACGTATAGCAAGGACTATACCTTTTGGTTATAAACTTAATGAAGAGGATAGTGACTTACTTGATCCTGTGCCTTACGAGTTAGAAGCTATAGAGTTAGCTAGAAAATATGTAAATCAATATTCATATCGTGAGGTAGCTAATTGGCTAACTACTAAAACAGGAAGAACTATATCTCACGTGGGATTGAGAAAAAGATTAATGCATGAGCAACAACGTAAGAACAAAGCTAGAACTCTTAGAAAATGGTCCGAGTATGCCGAGAAAGCAATCCAAAAAGCGAAAGAGATTGAAGAAGGCAGAACAGGAGCAAAAGCCTAAAATAAAAATAATAGATGATATTGAACAAGTTCCCATAGAAGAACAGAAGATCATCTTTAAACCAAATGAAGGACCTCAAACAGAGTTTCTTGCAGCGAGTGAACGAGAAGTATTGTATGGTGGTAGTGCAGGTGGTGGTAAGTCATATGCTATGTTAGCAGACCCACTACGTTATATGGGTCATCCATCATTTAGTGGATTACTATTAAGACATACAACAGAAGAATTAAGAGAACTTATATTTAAGTCAAAAGAACTATATCCTCAAATATGGAAGGGGATCAAGTGGTCGGAAAGAAAGATGCAATGGGAAGCACCATCAGGTGCTAGACTTTGGATGTCATATCTAGATAGAGATGATGATGTTCTAAGGTATCAAGGTTTAGCCTTTAGTTGGATAGGCTTTGATGAATTGACGCAATGGGCAACTCCTTATGCGTGGAACTACATGAGGTCAAGACTTCGTTCTACTGCTCCTGATTTACCTGTCTATATGAGAGCAACAACGAACCCCGGAGGTCCGGGACATCAGTGGGTCAAAAGAATGTTTATTGACCCTGCACCTTATGGAAAGAATTTTAATGCCACAAATATTGAGACAGGACAGGTTTTGCAATATCCTAGCAATCACGAAAAAGCAGGTCAAGCACTATTTCAACGAAGATTCATACCTGCTAGATTATCTGATAATCCATACCTGTCGGCTCAAGGAGATTATGAAGCGATGCTTCTTTCCTTACCTGAACACCAACGAAAGCAGTTGCTTGAAGGTGATTGGGATATTAAAGAAGGTGCTGCTTTCTCTGAGTTTAATAGGGATATTCACGTTATTGAACCTTTTGACATTCCAAGAAATTG